AACTTACGTGACTTAGCTTCAACAGCTTGACGCAAGATTTGTACAGAGATTTGTTTACCGCCGTTACCTTCTAGAGCAGCAGTATTATTGCCAGTATAGATAGATGACGATGTAGAACCGTTTGTCTGTGTTGAGTAAGCCTGAGCAATTTTGAATGGGCTTAGAGCTTCTTCACCTGCTGACACGCTAGTTTGCGCTGTGCTGTTGTCTGTTAAAGACTGAGCATAACGTACACGTAGAGTGTGAATCTGACCTACTGGTCCTGTCATTGGCTGAACACCGACCAACTCGTTAGCGATAACTGTTGGCATAACACGACGGATAACTGGAAGAATCACACGATTTAACGTAGCGATGTTACCAGATGTTGTCGTACCGGCTGAAGATTCAGACAATAGCGATTTTTTGGTGTTTTCAAGAATAACACCCATTGTTGAGCGGCGTGTGCCTTTAAGACCTTCGAGTAGGGCTTCTTTAGTCTCATCCCAACGGCCTTCTAATAGAACTTGTGACATTTTATGTTTCTCCTAAATTATGTCGTTTTTAAAGCCCTGCCAAACGTCTAAGGTCAATCACGTTATCACGCGGCTGATCTTCAACTTGTGTCATGGCAGATTTATCACCGGTCATTGCTCTTACTGTCTCTGAAATCATAGGCTTTTTAGGGTCTTTCTTTTCATTGATGTTATTCAGCACTGCTGGTAAATACTTATCAAAAGCTGTCTGCAAACGTCCTGTTTGCACGCTTTCTAGTAAATCCCTCATTACGGTTGCTTTGTCCTGATTTAGAGAACCAAGCAATTCATTCATTGTCTTTTGACGGACATTGGATTCCTTAATGATACGGATTTCACGTTCTTTGTTTTCAACTAATTGCTTTGCAGCTTTCATTGTTTTAATGGATTCAGATAACTGAGCATCTTTTGCTTGAAGTTGGTTGTACAACTTACGTGTTTCAGCTTTTTCCTGTAAATGGGTTGTGCTGAATTCACTTGCGTAAGATTCAAAAATACGACGACCAAAATCGTTTTCACGAGCGGTCTTGATATCTTCTTTCAATTGTCCTAGTTCACCCTTTAGATGTTTAGTAACAGCGACATTCATTCTTGTTGCAGATTCTGACACGAAACGTGTCTTCAATGCTTCAAGTTGTTTACGTCCTTCAGCAACTAACTTAACCTTTGCTTCGACCACAGCTTGTTTGTCTTGTGTGAATTCTTTAATTTCACGTGAAAGAGCACGAACAACGAATTGTTCTAGCTTTTCTTGACTTTCTTTCTGGATCTTACGCTCTGTGCGTAGTTCTTTAATTTCTTCGGATAGTTTAGTAACCATGAAATTGTTGAACTTTGCTGCGTTTTCGTGTAGCTTACGCTTTGCGTTAACGCGGTCTTCATTCATTGCTTGTCTTTCAAACTGGAATTCTTCAATTTCAGTTGTAAGACCTTCTGTAACCATATTATCTAGGGCTTCTACCATTACGTTTTTGTCATGTTCATAACGTTGTGCGAATTCTTCTCGTAATTCAGCACGTACTTGCTCTTTGGCTTCATTCAATTTAGATTCCCATGCCTCGTTAATAGCGACACCGGTTTCTTCGTTGATTAATCCACTTTCAAGTAATGGTTTGATAGCATCTAACATGCTTAATCCCCTTTGTTGATTTTGAGGTCCTTGATAAGACGAAACATTTCATCTTTCAGGTATCTCTGTACTTTCTTATCACTCTGAGCGTCTTTTGCAATATCCAATAATTTATGACCATGACGCATATTCATCATACCTTCATAAATCGCTTTCGGATAAGCATTAGGTGCGCTCGGTTGAGCAACAATATCCACAGTGACTATTTCGAAATCACTGACATGGCCATTAGCATCGTTAACGTTGCCGCTACCTCTGCTAGATACGCCTAGTTTAACACCACTCTCCAACATAGTAGACACTAATTGTCCCATCGGAGTCGGTAGAATCTTTAATTTACCAAATCCATTTGCACCATCCATCCACATTTGAGTAATCATATGTGATACACGGTCCAAATTGATTTTTAAATCGTCTGGGTGATCGACTTCACCTAGAACAGAATAACCACCTTGAACTTGTTCATTTAGAGCGTTAACAGCAGATTCAATTTCAGAAACAGGATACACACGCTCATTAGCGTTGCGTACCCCACCCTGAATGAATATCCCCTTCATATAAAGGGACTTCTTGTTACCTTCACCTTCACTTAAGACCTCCATGCTCGCACGGTCAAAAGTTAAGTGCTCTTTAAGATACAAAGCCATTATCTTAGGTATCCTTACTTGACAATCTTCTTAGCTACAGGACGCGCTAGAGGCTTCTTAACCATCTTACGTGACTCGCTAGTGATTGACTTTGAATTTACACCATTATCACCTTTTGCTGGCTTAGGAGCTGCTTCACCTTTTTCAGAGAAGTTACCTTTACCTGGAGCATTTTTGTAATTACCTGGAATGTCTTTTACTGCTGGGTTTAATAGTCCACCTTGTGTACCACCCTTGCCGCCGTCTGTACCACCTAAGTGATTAGCTTTAGCGCCATTTGACGGAATCTTTGGTCCATTGCTAGTTACGCTCTTAGTGTTAACACCGTTATCACCATGAGTTACTGAAACTTTTTGCAATTGAACAGCTTCCATCATACCTTGTTCTTCTTCTTCGCCGCCGAAGTCTTCTTCAGAACCTTCTTCGTCGCCAAAGTCTTCTTCGCCGCCGAAGTCTTCTTCACCACCGTCGCCGCCCATCATTTCTTCAAACTCGGCCATTAGTTCGTCTAGTTTGTCTTCTAGTTCAACTACGCGGTCTTCGATGTCGCCTTCAGGAGCTTCTTCGCCGTCCATGCTGTCATCCATATCGATATCAGCAAATTCGTCATCTTCTTCGGTCATGCCTTGTTCTTCAGCATCGATCTCATCTAGCAATCCGCCGACTTCATCGCCTTGACCGCCTTCTTCGCCGAAGCCTTCTTCAAGTTCTTCTTCAGTACCTTCTTCAAGTTCTTCTTCAACGCCTTCTTCTAATTCTTCATCCATCATTGATTCATAGATTTCACGTGATTTTTCAACCACGATATCATGGAATAATGCTCTGGCTTGGTCTTCGTTCTCATTGATAATTAAATCGATAAGTTTTTCAAATTTTTTGTTGTCCATCGTTTTGTCTCCTATAAGATAAATGGCTTTGTAATAATTACTTAGTGTGTATCAAAGAAAAGAGCACATTAAGTGCTCATTTTTTGCGTTTTTAGTAGTATTATAATGTTGGCGCAGCGCCTTCAGCTGGAGCTGGCGTATATTGCTTACGAATCTTCTTAAGATTCTGTACTTTTTCGTAGTTTCTCACGTCATTCATTTTACGTAGCTTACGAATTTGCTTTAGTGTTAATTTGGATTTGCGGGCTTGCTTCCACTTAGGTTTGCTGTTGTCTTCTTCAGCATCTTGGTACCCTTGTTTGGGCGCAGCGTACATTTCAAATAATCTCATTATATTATTTATCAATTATTACACAGGAGGTGCTGTAGCGCCACCCATACTAGACGGTGCGGCTACTGCCGGTGCCATCTCGCCGGGCATCTGTTCAGCACCTTCTTCTGGAGTATTCTCAATAGTCTCGGTGTCTGTTTCCAAATCACCTGAACTGATACCAATACTACGCAAGTCACTACTTGATGCTTCACTATCTTCTGGTTCTTCACGTTCTTCAAACCATAGACGTTGATTTTCTTCGATTTCTTCTTCAGTCAATCCTAAGAAGCGAGTCATAGCAAAACGCTTACTCATATAAGGAAATGCTTCCATTGCTTGGAACACGGTTACACGTGCAGTATCTAGTTCACTCTGACGATATGCTGCAAAGTTTTGTGGTGCATTGAATTTGATATTGAATAATGACGAATCAATGTTCAATCCTCTCCAACGCATAAACAATTTAAACTCATCGTTTAGCTTTTGGCTGATATACTTCTGTAGTCGTTCACAATATTGATTGAAACGAAACTCTTGAATCATTGCTGTACCAACACGTCCATCACTCATGGGGGTCGGGCTATCTTCTGGGCCTTGCGGCAAATAGCTACTTGGCACTCGTAGTCCACGAGCTAACCTATTGTTGAAGTAGCGCAAGTCATCAATCTGTCCTAAGTTGTCACCACCGGGTAGTGTAGTAACGTCAGAGCCACGGCCATCAGCAGTAACAGGGAAGAAGTAATCTTCGTTAATGCTTAATGGGTTGTATGTTGCATCCATTGTAGCTTGTCCACCTTGAATAGATGGAATTCTACGTTGGTGAATTTCATTTTTGATACGGTCAACGAATGCCATAGCCATGTGACTTGGCATGTTACCAACGTCAATCTTAAAGACTCGACGCTCAGGAGCACGTTGGATACGATATATAAGAATCGCATCTTCTAATAATTCTTTTTGCTTGTATACTTTGAAAATGTTTTCAAGTACTGACTGACCAAACGGCCAATAACGGTCTAAGCCTTCTGTCAAACTCAAGTGAACAACGTGCTTTGCATCAATTGCTGACTCGTTCATATTCAAAGTAAATCTGCTGCCGCTGTTGCCAGAACTACCAGCACTATTTGGAACACTGTACGCAGTAGCTGCATTATAGCCACCTGAACCTTGCTGCGTCATAAAGTCTGTTGTAGTCTTTTCAGCGATACTTAGATTCTGTAAGTTAACGTTAATGTCTTTAACAACATATTGCTCTGGCTTCTTGCCTTCAGATTCGTTAACAATGACCTTGACTAACTTGGTCATATCAACCCAGTATAGTTTAAAGTTTTCTGGATCACGAATGAAAATCTGATCTCCATACTTGATACTATTGCGGAAGATTTTGAATGTTCGTGTATCAAACTCATTGAGTTTACACCATTGTTGCAATTGCTTTTTGATCAATTCAACTTCATGGGGTGTTGGATCTTCGCTGAATTCAATTTCAAACGGTGTACCATTTTGATCATTCTTCTGGGTACTGAACTCAGCAATGATGTCCAAACATGCGTTAATTTCAGCATCAACGTCCATCATTTCATATTGGTTGTATCGTTCAATACGATTTGGGTGACCAGTATATACTTCTGGTAAGCGACTTTGATAGTTTTTGTAACCAAAGTCGTTATTGTTGTAGTTACCAGATGCTGTAGTTTCGCTATTCCAAGCGCCGCGGTTGCTGTTAGCCCCTGAAATAGGGCTGACGGTACCTGTTACATTAGGTGCTTGAAAGCGTTTTTTATAAGACATAGTGTATATATTTATCTGTTATGCTTTAGCGTATGTTAATAAGTTGCTAAGAGTGCTATTAGAGGTGTCTAAATGAGCAATCATGTCATCAAATTTTTGAGTCATCATTTCCATCATTCTTTCTATACCATCAGAATTAGATTGTGATGCAGGTGCTGCATCAGGTGATGAAGTCTTATTCAATCCCATATCAGCTAACACTTCTCGCTTGTAGTCTTCAATACTAGATTTTTGAACTTCATCTAGTAGTCCTTTTAGCTTCTTTTCTGGCCAGACACTTTCAGGATCATCTTGTTTACCATGAAGCATGACAGGATAACCTGCATTGGGGCCGCTGAATGCTCCACCTTGTTTAGCTACTTCTACGTGAAAATGTCCACCCTTAGTATTTTCATTTTTGTCAGCATAGTATTCATCTAAGACTTTAGATCCGCCTAAGTCTCTCAGTGATTCTTTAATAGTGGCTGCTTCTTCTGCATTCTTTGGTATTTTACCAACCGGAAGTGTAAAATCTAATGCTTTACCAGTAGTATGCTTACTGCCTGGGCGCTCTTTTTTATGGAATGCATCATTCAATGACGTGAATGTACTTCCGGGAAACGCTTCCTGAATCTTTTCAGCTATAGCTAGCAATGCAGGATCGGCATTTCCACCAGCAGTAGCTTGGCCACCTTGGCCGCCTTTTAAATTCAATTTATTTAGAATTTCTTCTGTTCTACCGGCGCCGGCAGCTGGTAGAGCGGCCGCTGCTTGTGCACGGGCGGCTTGCTTTTCCGGCGAAGCAGGTGCGGCCGCTTCGCCTCCACCTGCTGTTTTACCAGTTGCTGCTTCTCCTGCCGCCCCGCCAGTAGTAAATCCTAGTTTTAATTTTTCTTTCGCTAGCTTCTGAAGTTTTTCTTCTTCAATCGCTAATTTTTGCTGCTTCTCTAATAGCATTTTTTGCTTTTCTGCTACGATAGCAGTAGTATCAGCTTTGGAACCACCAGCAGATAGTTGCTGATTTAAATCCATTAATGATCGTTTAGCTTTAGCTATTTCAGCAGCATGTTCTTTGGCAAGAGTTATGTCTTTGATTTTTCCTTGCTCTCGTTGCATGTCAGAAATCTGCTGCTCTTTTTGGCGCATCTGTGCTCTGATATCAGCAATGCTTTTCTCTTTATCCGATGAGTTAGCTGTCATTGCAGCAATTTCTTTTTTCGATGTTTCGATTTCTGCAACCAGTGACGCTTTTTCCGCTGCTGCTGTTTTCATGTCCGCTGCATTGTCACCTAAATCTCTAAATGATTCAGACCAATTAGTAGCTGTCATTCCAAACATACCGGTGCCAGTAAGACCGTCGATAAACTTAGCCATAGACTTGCCTAAACCAAACACAACATCATTTAACTTTTGAAATACAGTAATCGTAGCACCCGCTACATCAGTTAGTGTTTTATCTGCTATGATACGAGCTTGACGAGTTTGCTGTTCAAGTGTAAGATTCTTATTAAGTAAGTCTCCGCCTTTTTTCTGAGTGTCTGCTAAATTGCCAGCAACATCAATATTCTTTTTATTCTGAATAGAGTATGCAGCATTAATCTGTTCATATTCTCCGGTCATCGTAGCTAAACCTTTGCCAGCTACCATGAATGACGGCCCCAGTTGATCCATATTGCGTCTGACTCCGGCCGCCGTATCGCTCAATCCTTCTTGCATAGTAACTTGACCTTTGGCTACTTTTTCAGCCATCTCAAATGCTTTACCTTGTGTTGACATATGAGCTTTAACACTAGCTTCACCTACGATTGCACCTTTATTGACAATCTGTTCCATCAATCCAGCTGCAGCCTCTTTACCAAACGTTTTTTCATACGTAGCCATGTACGCTTGTAAACGTCTAGCTTCATCTCCTTTGCCTTCCATTTCCATCCGGCGCAAATCCATTGAAAATCTAGCATCAGCTTGTTGCTGATCCATTAATTTCTGAGCTTCATCTCTACTCATGCCAGTAAGTTCACCTAACTCGCGTAAAGTAACCATATACTTCACTGATTCATCACGTAACTGATCTGTTGTTTTGGTTTGAGCTAATCCTAACTTAGATTGTTTGGCTATATAATCAGAAGTTGCATCACGCATTTCTTCTGCACCGTAGCCAATACGACCCATTGCAATTTCGATTTGATTGTTGGGACCAATAAGACCCTGAACAACTCCAATTAATTTGTCTTTACCAGCAGATACGCTTCCGCCAAAGTTAGCTAAGTCAGGTGCCACCTTCTTAAGCATAGAGCCAAATTTAGCTGCGTCTTCTGTAGTTAATCCCACTTTATTAAAGTCAGATTGTAGTTTTTCTAAACTACCCGATACTGAGCCTACATCTGATAGTTCTCTGTATGACTTCATCAGTTGGTCGTTTTGCTTTAAGCTAGCACCAACTAACATTCCAAATGCTTTAATTACTCCACCGACGATTATGCCCAATGGTCCAAACGATGCAAGCATAGTAGTTGCAGCATTGCCGGCTGCATCAGCAGCGCCTTGGACAGCGCCCGAATACTTACCTAACCCTTCGCCGCCGGTTGCCATAGCGCGGCCATAATCTACCGCAGAACTACCTATCGATAACGCAAGAGTCTGTAATGCATCTTTTGTTTTCTTTGATGCAGCTTCAACATCTTTGGACGCTTGCTCTTGTGCAGCAGCATAATCATTTGTTGATTTTGAGGCTACGTCTTGAGCCCGCGCATGGTCGTTTGCTGCAATTGCAGCAGCAGTGAATGCTCGTACTAGGTCGTCTTGATTTAAATCTGCCATATGTTAAGTTCTTATAAATATTGGGTAACATTGTATTTAGTGTTACCAAAACACTCAATTTAATAGGAAATCATCATGCTTCAAGAAAATCCACTCAAACAATACTTCCGTAGACCAGCATTGTACTTGTCTCTCCCTAGCAAAGGAATAGGATACGCTCCGGGTATTATAGATTTTCCAGAGAACCATGAATTACCAATTTATCCTATGACCGCGATTGACGAGATTACTAGTCGTACACCTGATGCATTATATAACGGCTTAGCTGTTGTTGAAATTATCAAAAGCTGTGTACCTTCTATCAAAAAACCATGGGAACTACTTAACATTGACTTAGACCCTATCTTAGTTGCAATCAAAATGGCTACAAATGGACAGACTATGGAACTAGAATCCGTATGTCCAAAATGTGAAGAAACTAGCAAGTACGATATCAATCTCAGTGGAATATTAGGTAGCTTCAAGCCAGGTGATTATTCATCAGCATTAGAAGTAAACGGATTGAAAGTCAAATTTAGACCCTCTACCTATCAAGAAGTGAATAAAGCAAGCACCAGTCAGTTTGAAATTCAACGTTTACTCAACTCGTTTGATGGAATTACTGATTCAGACGAAAGAACAAAGAAGACTGCGGAAGTGATCAAAACAATTAATGAATTGACCATTGATCTAGTTACTAGCGCAATTGAATACATCAAGACTCCAGATAGTACCGTACTAGACAAAGATTTCATTCGTGAATTCTTAGTTAGCTGTGACAAGAATACTCACAATACTATCAAAGAACGACACATTGAATTGAGAAAGAGTACTGAACTTAAGCCATTAGATGTAAAGTGTACGCATTGCAGCCATGAGTACACTCAGCAATTCAATATCAATATTTCTGATTTTTTCGCATAAGGCTTCTTCTCCTTGGTTCCGAGGAGATTAAGCAGATGATTGATGACATGGAACAAGAGTGCCACACCATTAAAAATGGAGCACTTAAAATGTCTTGGTATATGCGTGGGGGCGTATCCTATGAGGATGTATTGAACATGAGTATAGAAGAACGATCATCCATAACTAAGATTATTGAAGATAACTTAGAAACAACAAAGAACACTAAATTGCCTTTCTTCTAACCGGTAGTAGTCATTTATCTTAGATTAGAATGTCTTAGGGTATATTGTTTCTTTAAGAGATGAACTACGTTCATCTAAGAACTCACTTCGTTCGTTCTTTATCTTTACGGTTAACTAGAATAGATATTGTTTTTTATTCTTAATCTTCTAATACATATTGCCGATTAGAAGCCATGGTAGGGCAAATTTTGCCCTACCAATGGTTAAACGCATGTTTGCCATGACCGTCATCCTTTGCCATCTATTCCCCGTATAATCAGCTTCTTTGTGCTATTACACGCTACCGGTTGTCCTGTAAAGTATATGGGACTG